AGAATAGTCCAGACATCTCTGATGAACTCATCGTCTATGCCTTTGTGGGGATTGGACGGACTGTTATTGTTCCATCCTTGTAGTTCATCGACACTATAATCATTCCCATACCCGTCAACAATTCTGCCACTTCCTGTAACTCCCGCTTGGTTGTCACTCACTTCACTCCTCCAAATAGTTTCCGTAGTTCGTCAGGCCCATTGGACAAGTAGTATTCATTGATGTCCGTATTGGGTGGTAATGTTACTATAACCCCATTTGTGAGTTCGTGCTGGACACGCCGAGCGAACTCTGCCCCTGGGTTTGTGCCATCTTCTTTCACGTCGTTATCACCTACGACATAGACAACCTCATAGCCAGTGAATAACTTGGCAAAGTGTGGCTTCCACGCCTGCACTCCAGGAATACCTACCGCTGGGATACCCACAATGGACGACAAGATGATCGCATCCAACTCACCCTCACAGACCACCACGAATGGTGACTCAACGAGAATGTCGGACACATTGTATGGGTGCGCCTTCTGTCCAGTAGGTTGGCCATACTTCGGCTTGCCATCGTCAATGCGACGAAACTTCACCGCTACGCAGTGGCCCATCGCTGTTATGTAGGGAATGGATAGCCAGCCCACATAATCTTGATGACCCTCTGCTGGGTCAACAACTGTGCCGAGCGTCATCTGCTCGGCCACTTCCTTAGATATACCACGTCCTTCGAGATACGCTACGGTTGCCTCGTCGAGGCTTTGACTGTACCTCACCACCGCTTCCAACAATGATCTCGTCTGCACGGCTGACTGCATCTTTGTACCCTAACCCCTCTTTTTCCATTATCACATCTATTGCTGACCCGCCCTTACCGCACGTGTGGCAGAAGTACAGGTTGTCGTAGGTGTTGATGACTGCACTCCGTCTGGAGTCGTCGTGAATACAACACTTGACCGAAGCGGCTCGGCCCTGCCTGACCTCACCGCCGTAGTGGGAAACGATAACCTCTATGGAGATTGCGTTTGATGCAGACCTACCTTTTCTCCCTTTCGAACGAACCACCCTGTTCCAGTCTTGTGTTGACATTCGCAATCCTTACACTTCTTGTGTAGTTTCGTCGCTTCCTTGATCTTCTGCTGGCTGTTCAATTCCCCCGCTGTCTGGCACGGTTGACAAATCATCTTGACTCTCCTCTTCTGGCTGGCTCCATATATTGCTACTGGTGATATCACCCTGTGGTGTTGGCACTGTTCTCCCTTTCTATTCTTTCTTCTATCTCTGTCTTTTGAATAATGTTGTAATAGTTTTTCCACATTAGATGCCATCTGCCACTCTCGTTATGCAGTTTGACAAGTTCCACTAACCCCTTTTCAGAGTTTCCAATAATCGTTATTCCGCAATTACACGTAATAGAATACTGAAGCGTGTTCATTCCTTCTCCTTTGCCCAGTTCTCCAAAGGCTGGATGACCCACGCCCTCTCTATTGATGCGTTCCTACGTTTGACTATGACGAAGGCAGGTGGGCTAGAGGCGAGTCCACGAGCCTTCGCATAGTTCTCGGCTTCCACCTGCGCTTCGCTCCAGAAGGCAGGCAGATCAATCTTCTTACGGTTTTTGAGTTCCAGAACATAGGTCTGACCTGCGACTATGGCAACGAGGTCACCCTCGTCATTGGCCCCAGCCTTGGCAAGGCGCTCAACGAAGTGGCCTAGCGAGCGCAGGTACTTCATCACATCCGTCTCGAACTTAGTCCCCTTGGTCTTGTTGTAGGTTGACACCTAACGCCTCCTTGACCCTAAGCACATCATTGACATAATGCTTCTTCATATACTTCTCAAAGGCCTTACGATCTTTGAGGTAGCGATCCTTGGAGTTAGCCTCTGCGTAGATGACATCCTTCTCTGCCTTTCCATTGATGAAGTGCAGATGCTCCCAGTACACGCTGGGAAAGTAATAGTAGGAACCCAAGCCTCTGCCTAATACCTGCCAGAAGTTATCAGCGTAGAGATGCTTGAGTTGTGGCGGAGCCATAAACCCCAGCGCCTTGACGACATTGGTTGTCACCATTACTGAGGTAGGCAACTTGTCCCCTTGCAACATATCGTTGCCGTAGGCAATGCCGTATCCGCGCTTGCCTAAGGTGACAGACATAGCCACATCCCACCCTTCGGTGGTCACGATGTTGTCATCACCCAAGAAGGTGAAGAAGAGGTAGTTATCAACATACTTCATCGCTATCTTGTTGAGAGTAGCAATCATATATTCACGTGGACCTACCTCATACATCACACCATCAAGCCTCGGATAGTTATGCTCGTCATCCTCATCAAGACCAAGCACAATGTCAGAAACCCTGCTGTGTTCCTTGAGGTAGGTGACAGCGCGTTCAGCGCTCTCTGGCCTACCACGTGTAGGGATGATGACAAGGTTCGCGTTCATTTTCTACTCTCGTGTAGAGCATCTCTGTAGAACATACGACCTACTTCGCTATCGGCTGGTTCTATCTGACACGAAGCAAAGTTTACCGAAAAGGTAGCCCATTCGCTTCCATTGGCAGTGTGTTTTCCAAAGCGATTCTTGACAGCGGCTACCCTCAAAGTTCTGTTCATAGGGTCATAGCCCAGGGTGCAGATCATTGCTGGTAACTGTGAGACCTTGCCGTGAATAGCCCGACGTGGTGGTGGCATCTCAGGTGAGCCGTACTCTGACGCCTCTGAGACGTGGTGCAAGACCATCACACAGGCCTCAGTCTTGCGAGCCATATCGTGCAGTTCTGCCATAATCGCTCGAAGCCCTGCCCACTCATTGTCTGACTCTGAGACAACATTCATCAAATTGTCTATGACGATAAGTTGTGGCATCTCACCATAGAGTTCAAGGTATGCCTTCACTTCCATCTCGATATCATCAAGACTTGGTGAAGAGTCAAAGACCCACTGGATATGTTCAGCCTGTCTCATCGCATCAGCGTAGGCTCTAGGGTCACGGTCTAACTGTTGCTCGACGGTCAACTGTGAATGACCAGAGACCGCTGCTGCGGTCCTTAGCATTACGGTTGCCGTGTCAGTATCAGCAGAGAAGAAAAGTGTCGGTATACCTGCCCTGATTGCATAGACCAAAGCAAGCATTGATTTGCCAGCGTTAGGCGCTGCAGCAATCATACAAACCTGACCCCTGCGAAATCTAATGTCTTGTTTGGTAAGGTCCTTCCAGACTTCAGGTAGTGGTGTTGCTTTGGTTGTTACTGTCCCCCAAGCGCGGGATAGTTTTAGCAATGAACACCTCCACTGGAATATGATCTACAACTATGTTTCTTTGTCGGCGAATGACGCGACGTTGCCTCTCAGTAAGACCGCCCCATATCCCAAACCTTTCGTGCTTCAAGCCCCATTCAGCACACTCAACTTGATGTTCACACCGAAAGCAAGTCTCTTTGACAGAGCGCGGAGGTGTGTGACCCTTCTCTGGAAAGAACGCTTCTGGGTCAGTTTGAGCGCAGAGTGGGGCCTCGAAATCTCTTGGCCCCCTCACGGTTTACGCCCAGATGGTCTGGCACTTGTCTACTGCACCCTTTGGCGCAGCACACATCCAACCCTTCCAAGGTCCACGCGCTGACGTACCAGTACGGTAGGTCATAACGCCGTGCTTACAACTCGGTGACTGTCCTTCAACTACTGCTGGTGATTCGGTAGATGCTGGTTGTGCCACTGGTGTGTCGGACTTTGGTACGAAACTACGACGGTATCCCCCAGTTTGCGGAGCGCTTCCCAAAGATTGACTCACACTGTGGATCAACGACGCCGTATCTTGAATCGTAGTAAGCGAGGTCTCTAGTTCAGTAGAGTCCTGCGCATAGATGTTGACGAGTGTTCCGTCAGCCAACTTGAAGTTCACCTGGAACTTCGTTGTATCGGGTGCAGCCATTTTATATTCCTCCAGTAATTAGTTTGATTGAAAGCCTTGCGCTTTCCTTTCCTTGCTTTGTCGGCACGAAGCCTAGTGCTTTCTCCACTGCTTCCTTGTCGACGGTATTATTCTGTACTGTACTCCATCGAATATCGATACCCGATTGAGTCAGACCTGTAAGCCCAGCGAATACATCTCTGAGCGCTTCCTTCCTAGCCACGAGTCTTGTGATCTCCTTATCAACTTGAAGATACTCAAGCGCTCGTAAGTCTATTTCAGGATTATCTATGGGTGGTTGTTCAGTTTTTGTACGTTCTTTTTTTAGACCAACGCATCCCATCTCCCCAGAGGCGTCGTAGTACTTGCAGTAGAACTTACAGTAAGACTCATCACGCTCTGGTTCTGGTGCAACGTCAGAGGCTTTGATGGCTTCTAACCACGACAAAGCCTCTAACGCTACTTTCTCGTCGTAGGCTTCCGAGTGGACTTTGATGTCACGCTCATCACCATCACGAGGTATGGCTACAAGATTGACTCGACTGACCTTCCCCTTGCCAGACTTCTCAATCAAGTAACCATAGACCTGTACCTGCCAGCGTTGTTGCTGGCTAGGAAAGTACGAGAGGTTCTTATATTTAGTTGTTTTCCAGTCAACCACGTCGCCCGTTTCAGGTATGAAGAGATCGACGTGTGCCTTCATCCCACCATACTCGACGGTGGTCTCTATCAGCAAATCGTCTCGCTTGCTAAGCGCCTCTTCAATCGCTCCGTGAATCGCTGTTCCCATAATAGCGGCAAGTTTTAGTTCTTGCTCGTTGGTCTCTGGCTGGTTGTTGAGCCGATACCACACCCTACGACGGCAACCACCTAACTCTGATGGTCCTATCTGGACCTGAGTACTGCGTGGCCTGGAGTTCTCTTTGTCGTGCAGTGCCTGCACTAAGAACGTTTTGATGTCTTCCATACTGCGTCTTCCCTCCATCGGGTAATTGTAATGTTGAAGAATATAAAGTTCAAGGCTAGTGAGTCAGCCAATATGATGTAACCATAGTCATCAAGTTCTTGGTATCTATCAAAGCCAAGACCAAAGTTACGTGGGCTTGACCTATTGATGTAGACGGTATATGGGTCCCTATGCCAACCTGCCATATCAATTCCTCTCCTGTACCACCAACTGTAAGGGCAGGCTTGTATTGACGTCAAGCACCGACGCGATTTCAATGGCGCGTTTCGCTATCTGATCAGCCCGTGTGAAGGGTATGGCGTTGCCTTTGACCTGTGAGTAGAGGTAGCCCAGCGCGAACTGCCCACCGGAGCCGATTGCGTAGGCTCCGTACTGGGACTGGAAGAACGATAGATCGCAGGCCACGTGAAAGAGATTTCCATTGAAGGCCAGTAGGTAATCAAACCCAGAGTCCTTGTCCTTGAGTGCCTCGTTGAAGTCGTAGTTATGTTCCCTGAAAGTGTTGACGATGGAAGGGATAACCTTCCTGCCCATAAAGACGATGGGATCATCGCCATACTTTGGAGCAGGCGGTCTCCAGTTATAGGTCAAGATATCTCCAGGGCGTGTATCGCCCGTGATGCCCAATAGATACCGACCAACCTCTACAATCTTGGGCGTGGACAATGCAATGGAGCGGAGATTATCTTCGGTGATTTGGCTATCAGCAGCCAGCACTACACTCGTTGCTGTCTGTATCCCTACAAGTGTGGTCATAGGTACATAATTTACACCACCTTACGGCGTGTCGCGCCAGCGACACTCCCAATGGAATCGCTATAATATGAGCGAAGCGAATAACGGTACGGCCCCTGACGGGGCCGAGGCCGATAGGTGGAAGGCCGAGAGGCGACCGACCACAGGAGGGAGCCGTGCCGAGCAATGTGGTTCCGTCTACTCCGGCTGTTGAAAAACAGAGACAGCCTACCACCCGTTCACGGTGCTGACCTACGATCCCTTGGCCCAGTCCACGTCTGCTCGTGTGGCTGTGAAGTATTCAATGTGATGGCCTGCTTCGAGGACTATGAACTGGTCTGGTACTTTCTGGATGCCACCTGTGCCAGTTGTGGCAATATCGTCACGGTTCCCTGCCCCGTAGACAAATCATCAGACGACCTCCGCTAACCCCCGACTTCAGCCCTTTTCTTTTCTGGGTGACCCATTCATACCACCCCACCTATTCTGTGGTCTAAAACCCCACCTTAGCGGGGTGTTTTCGGGCATAAAAAAGAGGCCCCCACCACCTTTCGGTGATGAGGGCCGTTTGCCTCGCAGTAACGCTAACTACTTCTTCTTGCGTCCAAACTCTGGAGCAGAGGTATCAAGGTACTTCAGTGCTGGTCCAAGGAAGCCTGTCAAGGCTGCTAGTCCAAGCGTCTTGAGGTCAGTCTCTCCTGCTAGGAACAGAGCAATCGCTGCAGCAGCAGCGGCTCGGAACCAGGTCAGTGCTACCTGCTTGAGTTGTTCGTTTACCTTCATTAGTCCTCCTTTGGACTGGTGGGGTCTTTCTTCTTGCGCTTTACTCTAATGAATCTACTCTTCACCCTGTCCCACCTCTTAGGCCCATCGAGCCAAGGGAACCAGTCAGAGGTGTCGTTCTCATACTCTGGGTAGATCGAGATATGCAGGTGCTTCTCGTGCTTGTTGGCCCCACCGTAGGTATTCTCACCCCTACTACGAGACCAAATCTTGCCATTGAATATCAGATACTTGACGCGCTTGTCGTTCTTGAAGGCGTCATAGAGGACCCTGCAATCCATCCTGTTCTTGGGATCGTGAGTCAGGTCGACAGCGTGGCCTGAGTTGTGGTCGCTATTCGGATTCTGCTTGACGTGAGCAGCAGAAGGAAGTAGTCCATCGCTCGCCTTCTTCCTTTTCGGAGCAAGAGCATTGGCCTGTCGCAACAGGGCGACGGCAGCATTGCTGGGTCTCTTCGCTAATGGGATCATTCATTTCCTCAACGCTTCCTTGACGAGATCAGTTAGTAGGTCCACCTTCTCTTCGAGGTGGTTCACTTTGTCCTTGATACTTGACCCCCCGTTCGGCTTGAGTTCGTTGAGATAGTGCTTGACTAACCAGCGAACAAGGGCTGCGAAACCCGATATCAGGGTGAATATGGCGACGGCAAGGCCAGCCCATTCAGTAGGGGTCATTGATGGCTCCTAGATGGATCGAACGGTGACGAGTAGTTTTCCACCAAAGCCAGAGAACCTCTTGTCGGTAGGCGTCTGGTTGATGAAATCTAGTTCTTCTATGATGGCAAGGAATGATTCTCCGGTACGGAAGTCCTCTACCTTGATGGTATCTCCAGTATTTTCTACAGCCTCTAATTGAGAGATGCGCTCGTAGGCTGAACCCTCATACCCTACTGTGACTCCGAGGTTGTCGCTCTCGTGGTCAAAACAGAAGACTGGGTATTGGATGAGGCGCTGACGCTCAACGGCTGGCAGAGCCTTGAGTTGGTAGCCCGTAAAGAGTGGCCCCTTGGTTGAATCCGTTGTGGATCGAGTCAGTGTGAACTTGAATCCAAGATATTCCTGCGGTCCTTGTGGGTAGGAGACGTTGATTTCTGGCACCGTTCCCTCTTGGGTAAAGGTTCCGATACGGTACTCCTGCAGGTCTGGTGCAACTGAGTCAATATTGAGACCACCATCGGCAGTATCAAAGCGAGCCTGAAGCAACTTGAAGACCTTGTTCTCTAGCGTGTTGTACCTAACAAAGCCGGTTTGTAGGTAGCCACTAGCAATCTTGACATTATCAGATTCAATGTAGACTGAGCCATCGGTAGTTGATGTGGCGTTAGTTGTGAAGGCAAGTCGATCGGTGCCGTTGAGGAAGGCACAAGCGGTCGTCTCGTGGGCCGTACTGCCCGTCGCCTTATAGAGATCCTGAGCATAGGCAAAGACCAGTGGAGATAGTTGAGCGCTGAGGTCAATGCGTACCACTCCTGGCTCATCCTCTACCGAGGTTGCAGCCCAAGCGAATCTATCGCGGAAGGCAAAGTCATAGACCGGCTGGGTATTCTCCCAGACCAACGGACCGTAGGTGATAGAACCATCATCAGAGACTGCAGCGACTCTGATTCCCTTGGTCGTACCAATCATCATATAGCCAAGGTAGTAGGCAATCTTGTAGATGCGCTCGCCTGATGGCATCTCAGCGGCTGTGATAGCACTGGTCAAACTGGGCATAGCGCCAGCAGATGAGAGTGTGAACTTCTGGATATTCGACTGCGTTCCAGAAAAGCCTGTGACGTAGATAGCGGCACCTGATGAGGTGATGCTGGTATAGGTGAAGTCATCAACCGGATGGGTATAGACGGCAGTTGGTAGGTTGGTAGCCGTCGTAGAAATCTCATAGACCTTGTTGTTGATACAGGCTACGATACGTTCCTTGGTGAACTCAAGGACTCCGTTGGTCACCGTCAGACCAGTGACGTCAAACATCTTGGTTGCTGCTACCGAAGAGTAATCAGTTAGCAACTTCTTATACATCGTCAGTTTGGTGACGCCACCAGCGGTGACGTTAGTGATCCAATAGCAGTAGACACCATCGTCGCACATTGCATATACCTTGTCATCAGTACCCGTGTTGTAGTCAACGAAGTGCTGGACATTGCTGGTAACCGTACCCGTAGCAGCCGCTGAAGGGACATCGGAGGCGGTCTTAGAGTAGGTAAAGGTGGTTGTGGTAGGGACAGTAGCGATGGTATATGTGCCATTGAAGGTAGCATCGACACCCGTTACTACGATCTCCATACCAACCGCCAAGCCGTGAGCGGCGCTTGTTGTCAGCGTAGCGACGTTGGAGGTCAGAGCCTTGTTAGAGACCGTCGCGGTGATAGTTGCATAGATCTTGTCGATATCAAACCCATCAAGCATCAAGCAACCTAAGTACTCGTTGTAGGTAGTAGCCCCTGTATTCTTCAACTGCTTCCACTCAATAGACCTCAAGAACTGTTGTGGTCTCAGGTTGTCATTGAGATTGGCAGTGGTGTGGTGGGTCGCATCAACGTCGTTGAGCAGGGTGACCTGCCCTCTCGTCCAGACGTCGACGCCCTTGGAGTCGGTGTACTGGAACCGCAAAGACTCATCTTGGATAGGCTCAAAGAACTTGATCCCTGCTCCCTGATGGAAGGACGATTGAGAGCGTAGCCACCAGCCCGTTAGCGTCTGCTCGCCAGCCTCACGGGTCTGGTCAATCTGTTGCTTACGGTACTGCGCCGTAACACGGCGATAGGGCGTCTGATCGTCCATCGCTGCAAAGAAGGGCAACCCAGAGAAAGCGAAGTCGTAGTTGACTCCGGTTGGTGAATAGGTTGTCGATCCTGCAGGGTTGGAAAGTGGGTAGGGGATACCTACCGTAATATCTTTGTCGACCAAGATGGACCTTTCGGCTAGTTATTGTCTACTGCGATCCAGTTCTGGGCCTCTTCGTCCCAGGTATAGAACCCGCCATCCGCCGGATGCGCAACAGGCGCTTCCCAGAGGCAGGACTCTTCGTTCAAGAGCCAACTCGCAAACGGCTTGGGCGGGATGAAAGCATCACGCGCCTCGTCGTAGGTGTAGCCGATGCCTGCGTAGTTCTTACGGAAGGGCGTTCCGCCTGATGAGTGAACACCGCCAGAGGTGTTGTAGGAAGTGCGCTTGCAGACCTGACCTCGGAACTCGCCATACCACTGTTCCCAGTTGATGCCGTCTTGTCCCTCATCCTTGCCTACGATGACTTCGGTGACGGTGTTGTTGCCGTCGAGGAATGCGTAGTGTGCCATTAGTTTCTCCCTATACTGCCGTGAATGAAATGCTGCCGGTTCCAGCAGTGAATGAGGTTACTTTGTTAGAGCCGGAAGTTGAGGTTGAGAAAGTGAGTCCGGTTCCACCAGAGATGGAAAATGTTGATGGATAACGAAGGATAACAATTCCGCTTGCACCGTTTCCACCATTTCCAGCAGTTGATTGAAAGCCACCACCACCTCCGCCGGAACCGGTGTTACTGGTTCCATTTGCTCCAGCAGTGCTATTTCCACTGCCATTTCCTCCACCGCCGGTTCCTCCGGTGCCACCAGTTCTTCCAGAAATACCAGATTGTCCACCACCACCACCACCACCTGCTCTTGTTACAGAAGAACCGGTGATTGATGACGCAACTCCATCGCCCCCGTTACCACCTTGACCATTTAGGGTATCACCACTTTGAGGTTGACCTTCAGAACCTGCTCCACCACCTCCGCCACCAGCACCAGAACCATTGGTGAAGTTTCCAGCACCGTTGTAACCTTGATTTACTGTTCTTTCTCCATCTGGATTACTTACACCAGGACCACCCAAAGAACCACCGCCAGAACCACCGCTTGCTCCTGACTGAACACCTGCTCCATCGCTTCCACCTCCACCACCTCCAGTTGAGGTAATAGATGAAAAAACTGAGTTTGTTCCGTTAGAACCTCTTGAGGAGGTTGAGGTTGAACCAGAACCAGATGCTCCAACAGTTACCGTGAAAGAGGAACCAAGCACTATTGGCAATGGTGATTCTGCAGATGCACCACCACCGGACGATTCGCCAGATACGGAACAGCGATAACCACCGGCTCCGCCACCGCCTCCAATTTGTCTTCCGCCACCACCTCCACCAGCGATGACAAGAAAATCAACAAGAATAGTTTGTGGATTACCCGCCAGAACAGACCTGCTCTTGACTTTGTTCTTGAGACTGACGACTGCCATTAGAACTTCACCGTCCCTGTTCCTGCTGTGAATTGATAGACACGGAATCCTGATCGTGATGTGGTTGAGTAGGAATAAGTCAGACCTGCATCGATAGATGCCAAAGGTGGGAACTGTTGTGGGTAGGCAAGGATGACGATGCCTGAGCCGCCTGCTGCGCCGGAGAGCGTTCCACCACCTCCACCGCCGCCTCCACCACCGCTTCCAGTGTTGACAGTGCCAGCAGTTGCATTCACGCTATCTCGTCCACCAGTTCCACCACCACCAGTGCCTCCGCCATAAACCAAAGACACGCCAGGATTGCCACCACCTCCACCACCTGCTCGGCTTACTGCTGAGCCAGTAATTGATGACGAAGTTCCATCTCCACCTTCGCCGTTGCCATCTGTGTTTCCTGCTTCGGATGCACCTCCACCGCCACCTCCGCGTGATGGTGATGGCGACGAACCTTGTCCATTTCCACCGTTGAAACCTTCTACGGGTGAATAGGAGCCAGCATTACCAGTTCCGCCTGTTGTAGTTCCTCCACGACCTCCGCCACCTGAGCCACCATTGGCTCCTGTTGTGCTTCCGTCAGAACCGCCACCGCCTCCGCCAGTTGTTGCAACACCAAAAAACACACTGTTTGAACCAGAAGAACCAACGGCACCACTTGATGTGCGACCAGCACCACCTGCACCAACTGTAAGAGTGTAAGTAACGCCATTGGCAATGCCAAACTTATCGAAGGCGCGATAGCCACCAGCGCCACCACCGCCACCCTGGTCATAGCCACCCCCACCGCCACCGGCAATGACGAGGACATCGCAGTAGTTGCCAGCGTTCATCGTGTTGGTGATCTCACCCGTTCTCAAACTGCTGATTGTCATTGTTCCCCTAGTTTAGAAAGGCGGATACTTCGTCTTCGGTCAGTCCAAGTGCTGCCAACTTAGCCTTGGCAGACGCCTTAGCAGCAGCCTTGGCTGCCTCTTCTGCTTGGCGGATAGCCTCTGCCTCAGCAAAGGCAGCAGCATCGGCTTCACGTTGGGCGATTTCTTCGGCAGTGAGTGGGAGTTCCTTGACTTCCCCTGTCGAGCAATCGACGACGATCTTGGTCGGTGTGTCGGTCATTGTTTCTCCTTAGTTGCGTTTGATGCCGTATAAGACTGCAGTTGAATTAGTTACAAATGAATTGGTAGATGGAGTAATTGTAATCCTGTTGATTGCTTCTGTATTTGCCCATAGTCCAGCAACAAGATATTGATAAACACCTGTTGCATTGGTTTCGCTTACCGAATCCGATGACAAGGATTTGTTAGTTGAGCCAGCATAATTTGGAATATAAATATCTATGCTGGCAAAAGTAGAAGCAGTAGCATTAGCAGCGTTCATCAATACTGGTGGATAAGATGCACTATTAGCGGAACCAGCAGTGCTTCCTGTTCCAAACAATGTTCTACTTGAATAATTGCTCGTATTATTATTGAACTTTATATAGGCTTCGGTATCAACCGAAGCACGATTTCCCCGAAGCGATAACTTCAAAAGCAAATCATCAAATGTCGCTGGTATGTTTTGTATATCTATATCAGCAGCAGTCGCCCCCGTCACCGTCACGGACTGAATCTTTACATAAGTACCTGGCATCGTTATCCTGCCTTTACGCCGTAGAGGGTGAAAGTAGAACCGGCTCTCATATTTGAGCCAGATTCCTCGCCAATCAAAATGGAAGTAATTGCGGCAGTATTTCGCCACAAGCAGGCTTCCGCCACTAACCCACCATTAGCAGAACCGGCTCGTGAAATTACGGTTTTATTTGTAACTGTGTTGGAATAATCCTGAAAGTTAGCAATAACAGGTCCAAAAGTGTCAGTTGCACTAGGTGACCAATTGCCGATTCTCAATTGAGAAACATTGGTTTGTCTGCCGCTATTGGCTATAGAGCCATTTCCTAACAATTGCGTGTTGCTGTAATTACTTCCTGTATCGCCATTGAATTGGCAATAAATAGCAGCATTGCTTGCAACTGTTCGTATTGAAGCAACAAGAATCAAATCAGTATAAGAGCCACTAATTGATGAAAATGTTACTGTCGCTTGGTCGCTACCTAGTGTAGTGCTGGCAAGCGGTTGATAAGTTGCTGGCATTATCTATCCCCGTATTCCGTATAAGGCAAAGTGGGAGTTAGTTACAAAGTTACCGATAGCCGTAAGGCTAATAGAGTTGATGGCTTCTGGAGTCTTGAACCAAAGACCAGAGGTAAGGGCAACATTTCCACCACCATTGTTGTCCGTACCTGCTAACTGCCTTATGGTCTTATTTTTGTTAGTGCTTGTGTAATCAAGAATATCCGTGACGAATGCTCCGAAGGTGCTTGTTCCAGCGGTTGAGCCAGCAACAATATATGTTTGAATATATGTCTGGCTTGTACTAGCAGCCGACTCTGGAGTAGCGCCATCGCCTTGGAGAAAGTGAACTGAATAGTTAGATGCAGTGTCACTATTGAATCTAAATCTGACCACATCAACAATCTGAGAGGCTCTATCCGTTCTAGCAATAGCCCTAAGTTGCAAGTGCGTATAAGTAGAAGGGATACTGCTAAAGGTTATAGTCGACTCAGTTGGTGTTGTGACCGTCACCGAAGCAATAGACTCAAAATCACTGAACCACTGGTCGTTGCCAGCCAGCGCACTGATACCAGTCCAACCCGTCCTGATGCTCTTGATGGTCATTGTTAGGAAATCTCGCTCCCGTAAGCGGTGAAGGTGAGGTTTGCGGTAGAAGCATAAACGCGAATCTTGTCCGTTGCTCCTAGTGTCGCACCGATGGTGATAATGGTTGAGTCGCTTCCGCCGACAGTGACATCGTAGGCGATGTACTGTGCGTTAGCCAAAGCAGCGCCAGCGATTGCCGTAGAGATACGGAAGGTAGCAGCAGCACTATCACGGTTAGCAACCACGATAGACGATACTACTGCCTGTGTCGCAGATGGCACGGTATATAGATCGGTTGATGTCGTAGCCGAAGGCGCAGACTGACCGAGGATTTTATAGGTTGTAGGCATTGTTTATTCTCCTTATGCGCCCATCAAGAGGAACATCGTCGGGGTTGGATCGGTGGTAACAGAAGCCCAGGATGCTGTGCTTCCATCAGTGGTGAGGTACTTTCCATTATTTCCAGTCTGGCTCGGTAGAGCATCGACCGCAGCCCAGACTAGGCCCGTTGCTTGGGCTGAGTCTGCTTTGAGGTAGAAGCCATTGGTACCGAGTGGCTGACGGGAAACTGTGGCACTTCCTGTAGCAACCAGAATGTCACCCTTGGTTGTTACAGTAGACTTAGGGACTGCAGCGTTGGCAGTAGCCACGCCAGTCGTATAGAAGTTGAGATCATCTGAGACCAAGACGTGCTTGACTGTTGCACCGCCTGAGTGCGAGATAGCACTCGTTCCTGACTGGCCTCGAACAATCGTGAAGGTATCTGACGATACGGCTGTGATGAAGACAATCTCTTCGTTGATGGTATCAGGGTCAAGGGCTACGATGAACTGATCCACGTTGCCCGCTGCCAAGGTCACTCCGCCCAGAAGCGCTGACCCTGTGCCTGTGGCTACAGTCATCGAGGTAGCGCTATTGGAGATGCCCGAAGCAAGGGTTGTCTCGACGCTGATAGATGAATACTTACGAGTCATCTGGTTTCCTTAGCGGGTATAGTGAAGGCGGATGGGGAACTTGTCAGCAAGTTTGAGTGCCTCCTCATTCAAGCGTTGCTGATAAAGAGCAAAGATGTAGCGCGATGCGCCTGCGCCTGCAGTTGCTGGCAACTTCGAGTCTGCGAAGTCTGCCTCTGCGCTGGTGAGGTTGATGCGACCAGCATCAAGGAACGAGAGCAACTTATAGCAGGCACCGAGGACTACCACATCAGAACACGATGCTGGCAACCCTGTCACATCTGCAAAGTCATCCGTTGCATTATCCAAGGTATCTGCCTCAGCGGTGTACCAGACCTGAACAGTACGACCTGGCTGGATGTTCTCGTAGAGATTGATGGTGACGTTGGTGTTGAAGGTAGCGGCATTAGCCATACCATCTACTCGCCACTTGTTGATAGGAAGCCACTCTTGGCTTGATCCGGTCGTCTGCCACGATGCGTACAAGACGGACTCAGCATCGTCAGGAAGCGGATAGGTTACTTGGCTGGCGTTGAAGGTAAAGGTCGTTGATGCAACCGCCCACAACTTAGGATAGAAACTGTTGATGGTGTCATTGATAGCCTTCTGGATGCTCACTCGTGGGAAGGTTGGAGCCAAGGTCACCTGAGCATACTGAGCGTGTGGTGATGGGTTGGTCTGCTGATAGCCACGACCGAAACCTGGGATGACATTGAGCGTGTTGTTGGCCTTGTTGAAGGAGTCAATCCAGATGAGTTCGTCATCAATCTCAATGATACCTTTGCCGAGGTTGTCACTGTTGCCTACTACAATCGCGGTATCACTTGCCGTGATAGCCGAGTTGAGATAGGTAATGCGGTCTTGCCGCAAGGTGTAACCTTGCAGATTAGACTTGACCTCATCAATCAAGTCACCCAATGTAGGCATACGCTACTTCCGTTTCTTCTTGGCAGTTGCTTCCTTCAACTTCTGCTCATAAAATACGACATTGTTCGCTAGTCGCTCATCTTCAGGACTGATACCTAGTGCGATCTTCCCGTGCTTATAGGCTTCTTTCCAGTTGCCTAACTGCCACGCTGAGACTGCAACCAGATCATCTGCCATATGGCCCCAAGCCCACTCTTCCGATAGGAAGCCTGTGACCTTCTCAGTTTTCGTCAGTGCCAACTTCGCGGTGTAGTTGCACTCTTTCCACTGCTTCTGTGTGTAGTAGTGGTTAGCCAAAGCCAAGACCGCTTCGCGGGTCTGGCAGGCTTCGGTTGCCTGCAGTAGCCATTCCTCTGCCCTATCAGGCTCGCACTTAGCGAGCATCCGTAGCGCAAAAGATTTCTCTGCCGGAAAGTTAGACTTAGTGATGTACTCCTTGATGACCTTCGCACAGTCATCGTAAGCCTTACGGAAGAACAACTCTCTGCCTAAGTAGTAGAGGTTCCTCGCATCAGGCTCTTCATCCACCGCCCTGCGTAGCAGGTCTAGATACTGACCACGTGACTTCGTAACATCGGGTCTGTGGTGGACTTCAAAGTTGTAGCGTTTGCGTACGTCCCCACCTTCGTAGGTCATAGGGACTTCGTGGATGGGATACTTCCACCTAACGCCTTGGCGTCTATGGATACGGAATCCATCAAACTCTATGGCAGGCTCTCCTGCCGCTGTCCAGTCCGTAATGAATCGGTACTGAGGTCTGTCGGTGCCTTCTTCAAAGGCCCGCTCTAACTCCTGCCTCCACCCTGGCTGGAGAACTTCATCCATATCCAAAGCGATGCAGTAGTCTGCGTCAGCAGGGACTAGCGCTAAGGAAGCGTTCCGTGCATCATCAAACCTAAAAGGCAGAACGCTGATGCTATACGTGTCGATACCGAGTTCTCTGGCGAGTTCAACCGTTCTATCTGTTGATCCAGTATCTGCAATGACGTGATAGTCTGCTTCGGTACTGCACTCGTACCACCGTTTGACAAATTGCTCTTCATTCTTGGCTATTGTGTAGACAGCGACTTTCATACGAGAAGTCTACATACCACCTAGCATAAAGATATCTTGTAGGCCCGCTCCAGCGGGTCCTGTCGGACCAGTCGCACCTGTGGCTCCGGTAGCACCTGTCGCTCCGGTTGCACCCGTTGGGCCAGTCGGACCGGCAGGTCCGGTTGCGCCAGTATCGCCCGTTGGACCCGTTGCACCCGTTGCGCCTGTGGCGCCAGTTGCTCCTGTTGCGCCAGCAGGTCCGGTAGGACCTATATCGCCTTGTGGTCCTGTCGGTCCTGTGTCACCAGTCGGACCAGTCGCTCCTGTTGCACCAGTCGCTCCAGCAGATCCAGTCGCTCCTGTAGGTCCTGTCTCACCAGTGGGTCCTGTTGGGCCAGTAGCCCCTGCCGCTCCCGCCGGACCTGTTGGACCAGTTGGTCCAGGGACGGTCGAGTCAGCACCCGTCGCTCCAGTCGGCCCAGTAGGACCAATATCGCCAGTAGGACCAGTGGGACCAGCAGAACCAGTAGGTCCAGTATCACCAGTAGCACCCGTTGCACCTATATCTCCCGTCGGTCCGGTTGGTCCAGCACTTCCCGTAGGACCAGTGTCTCCAGTGGCTCCAGAAGGGCCTGTAGAGCCTGTAGGACCCGTATCTCCGGTAGGTCCAGTAGATCCGGTGGCTCCCGTTACAGAGGGGCCTGTAGCACCCGTAGGGCCGGTTGGCCCTGTAACTCCGCCCGCTCCTTGAGGACCTTGATCCGCCGAGAAAACGATGGATTGCTGAGGTGTGATAGATTCGATGACGACATAAGTGGTCACAGCGTTACAGCCCCCGTCACTACGAAACGACCTTCAAGGATTCTAGTTACCGTCGCTCCGGTCTGGAGTACGAGGTCATAGGCATAGCGCCCTTGGCTAATGCCTTCAGTCACCGATGCCGCAATCGTGACCGTCACTCGCCCGTTGAGGGCATCAAGAACCATCCTGCCATTGTCGGTTGAGGCAATGACGGTGGTCGTATTAGCCCCGACGAATGGGCGAACTGTCATCGTCCCTGTGTACCCAGCAAGGTTCCAGGGCGTGTTGTCGTTCTTGAGTTGAAACTGAAAATTGAATGTGGTGGCTTGCTCGCAGACAAGGTTGAACTTAGCACTCATCAGGACTCCAATCCTCGGAGAGCAGCCGCTGGCTCCAGCCCAGAAGTAGAAGCGATAAGGTTGCATACACCAGCGAGATCAAGATAGTTCCTTTTATCAGTAATCCCAGCAATCTCATTGAGCACTCCTACGAGGTCTGTGTTAGACAGTGTTACTGCACGGGCTGCGGCCCACGCACGAGCCGCACCCGCTGCATCAAGAGTGTTGACAGCCGGATAGGTACCACCGTTTGCTAGGCGATTCAACTCCGAGACGAACGTGCTTCCATATACGCCTGCCATTTACTCTCCTACTATTGGTTCGCTGCCCAGGCGTTGTCGACAAGGTTCGGGTAAGGACGACCCGCCTTCTTCGCTCGTGCCTTTGCTGCAGCCTTTTGCTTATCGGTTAGTTTTGCTGACTTCTTGTTGGGGTTCTTTTTGTCCCAAAACGCTTTCTTCTTCTTCATTTGCAACTACAATCCCAAGCCCGTAGGGACTTGTTTATTCTAGAGTTCGGATCTCTTGCTGTCTTTGCTGAAGTCAACTTCGACTTCATCCCGCACATCCTAGAACAGAACGACTTGCGTCGTCCAGCAGCCTTCTTAGATTTTGCTGCTTCTGTCTTCTTGACAGGTGGCTTCAGGTTCATCCCCTGCGCTTTGGCAGAGGCGCGACCTTTGGCATTGAGACCACCTTTGGGGTTCTTGCCTTCTTTGCGTTGCCACGCAGGGGACTTTGCCATTACTTCTTCTTCTTCGCCATCTTCTTAGCCATACCAGCCTCACTCATAGCGATAGCGACGGCTTGCTTCTTGGACTTGACGACTGGACCCTTCTTGCCTGAGTGCAGGGTTCCGCGCTTGTACTCGCCCATAACCTTGGCGACCTTCTTTGCTGCTGCCTTCTTCTTCATAGTGACCTATTTCTTCTTGTTAGTCTTTTTGCGTTGGGCTTCCATCTGCTTCATAAAACCCTTGGGATACTTGTGACCAGGCATAATGATATCGGTATCGGTAGGGAGTTTCTTGATCTTGCCTTTGATCTTTGGCTTGTTACCTGGCACGATGTCTCCTTATTGCTTTGGTGCTGGCTTGCCTGGAGCGCCAGTCATCAACTTGTCGTAGGTCATAAATGGCTTGTCATTGGTGTCGGAAGGCCAAGGCATCAACTCGTCTTCCATCTCGTACTGTGCTGGATCATTTGCTGGCATTGTTACTCCTTGAAGGTAAGGTTGATTCCATCGAACGCTTGCCCACCCTCGTTTGAGAGTTTGACTGCTGCGTCGATGTCTTTCTGTCGGGTACTGCGTGGCTCTATACCTTGCCTTACGGCGGAGTAGTATGAGTCCAACTCTTTCTCGTCCTTTTTGATCTGCGCCCTATCCCACCCTGAGCGGGATGGTGTTGATGATGGCGAAATCATTGGCATATTCTGTTGTAAGCACTCAGCGTAGGTTGCGTGATCTTTGGTCTTGCAACCGCTGGTGCAGTTATTTATATCGGTGTTACCCACTCTGAATATCCTGCCGCTATGAGGACTGCCGCTTGAGCGTCCGTGATGGTGTAATTATGACCACCGAGGAAGTAGTAGTCTGCTGCAGCCAAATCATCTTGGCTTGGGGTCTGGTTCTCAGTTACCGTACTTCCAGTAACCAAAAGCGTGTAGCCACGTGGGATATCGGTCAATCTTGTAGGAACACCAGCACCACTGATTGGCCTACCAGCGAGACGTGAATATGCGTAGTTCTGTGGGAACGCAAGCCAGGTCTCGTTCCTGGTCGGTGTAATCAGTTTGTATGGCATATCACTCCTAACGGGTTTACCACAGAGTACCTGGCGACCAGGTACTCCGCAGTCAACCAATTATTTAGTTGATCGAGGTTGCCGACTCGATGCGGTAGATTGCTGCCTGACGGAGCAATGACCAGCCACCGAAGAAGTACCAACCGATGGTGCGGAAGCGACGGAGAGCGTCGATCTCTGGTCCGATAACGGTAGAGATGTCTTGTCCCTTTGCCTCTGCGAGAGCCTCACGGCCTGCGACAACAGCCTTGTAGACGTTGACGGAGCCAGAGTTGGCTGCGAATGGAACGCGTGGAGTCTCCACGACGAACGCACCTTCGAGGACGCCGACTGCACCAGCCACGAATGGTGTGCGGTCAACGTACTTGCTGAGTTCCTGGAATCCACCAGTGCCGGTCTCTGCACGGAGGTCAGCAGACTGACGTGGGTGGAGGTACGCAGCATAGAGTTCCCCGATACGAGGAACAGCCTTGTTGGTACGGAGTTGTACAACAGCCTCACGGATGTCTGCAGTGGTGATGGTCATTCCTGCAGTGATCGTGTTGGTGCTGGTTGCGCTTGATGCGTAAATGACGTTGGAGCCGCCGGTGAGGACGGAAGCAACGACCTGATCGAGCGAATCAGCAGCGTTGTACGCGATGATGTCAGCGAGTGCTGCATCAACATCGTTGAAAGAAGTGAGGTTCAACTTCTTGGTTGTGGTAACGGCTGAACCGTACTCTTGGAGAGTTACGGTAACCTGTGTTGGGTTGCCGAGAGCAATGGAAGAAACGTCAGAGGTCTCAGTCAAGGTGCTGGTTGCAGCAGCGAGGTCTGAGTAGATGGAGAATACAACTGACGATCCTGGCATTGCTTGCTGGACTGGCTTTACGTCTGCAATCGAACGCATCAATGGGATGGATCGAAGTGCCATACGGACGTACTGATCGTACGCTGTTTGGACGAGTGACGTAATCGTCGCCGTTCCAGTGGATGTACCTGTAGGTACTGCCATTTGGACTAGCCTTTCTTATAGGATCGGATTAGAGTCCAGACTGCCTAATAATCTCATCCAACTCTTCTGGCGAATTAGCATTGAGAAGTTTGTTCATTACATCTGCGCCATAATCTGGAGTGAATCCAGCATCTGCGGCCTGTGTAAGCCTCTTATACTGATTTGCCTGAGCAGGGTCGACATTAGGTGTCTGGGTTTCGGCTGAAGCCTCGAAGCCGAATACATCGGCATACTCGGTCAGCCACTTAGATACAGACTCTTCAGTTGGGTCTATATCCGATGGGATAAATGCAGCAATTTTCTGATTTACCCCGCGACTAGCGAGGGCATCCTT